CTGAACTCAGAGTTGGCGCACCCTCGACTTGTACGACTTCTTGGACATCTTTAGGGTTTTCTATTGTCCAGGCATCTGCTACTGGTTCTGGGAACTTCTCTTTTAAGATTGGTTTTTCAGGTTGCGCGCTTCCGCTTCGTCCTGCCACTGATACTTTGACCATTTCCTCTCGGGAAGGCCGTCTGCCTTTAGTAGCAAAACCTGCATTCGCAAGTGCTCTGCCGATCGCACTAGTCTCGCAGTTTTCAAGTGCACTAGTGGCATTAACGCCGCGATCAGAATCCTTCTCCTCAGCAAACCCAGTCGAGTAAGCGACTTGGTCGAGATAAGTGCGGTAGAGATAGGCTTTAACAACATATCTAGCAGCTTCACAAACTTCCAATTCAGTTGATACCCGTCCATCGGGGAACTCCTTCCAAAACTTTTCCAGTCGGCTCTCGACTGTTTCGTAATCAGCTAGGTTAAACGCCATGATTGATCTCCTCTTGCTTTACTAGAAACTCGGCTTGCTCGGTTAAAGGCCAGTGAGATCCATCTGGCCAGATTGACACCCAGACAGCGCAAGGCTGGCAATAATGTCGGTTGATTCCTTTAGACTTAGCATGCTGACTTACCACAGTCCAAACAGCCATAGTCTTACCTTTGCCATTAGGGTGATCTTGACCCCAGCGCATCTTGCAGTAATCACACCATTGTCCGGGCTTTGCTTTAGTAACTGTCAAGGTCATTCCAATCAGTTGATGTAATCTGGCCAGCGATTGCAGCGTACGAACAGATGTCTGCGTAACTGTCCGCGTGATTTGGCGTTGTTTGAGTTCGCGAGATTTTGGTGAGGATAAGACATACTGCGACTTCGTGAGGCTCGATGTTTTTGTCAAGATACACACTCCAGAGTCTTGCGATTCGAATGTGATTGAGAGTTGAGTCGCCATACTCACTTCCTCGGTCGATGAGGAGTTGCTTAGCTTCATCGAGAATGTCACGGGCTTTCACTCTGACCAGAATGTGTGTCGGGCAACTGAGCGACCCAGTGCGTATCCTTCTTCTTTGCCTTCTTTGTATCCCAAGCCATAACCAGCTGCGATACCTACCATGAGAAACGCCCCCATGACTAGCGTTAAATATAAATCAAGATTCATTTCTTAGCCCCTTTACTTCAGTGAGTCTCACTGATAAGGCGAATGTACAGGCTATGGCAGACTAATCAAGCATCTTTTGATAACGAAATGGTAACAATTCTGCATCGTCCATGTGGTTGTCGATGTCGCGCCTAAGCGGATTATCTAGGTCGTCCATACCTGCGACCGTTAACGGCAAAGGTTCCGTCCTTCTCTATGTGAATGATCGACACCTGGACACCCTTGGCATCTTCTTCAACGATCAAGAATGCCTGTTGCCAGTTCATAGTTCCCTTGGTATATGCAGCCTTACGAATGTCCATAAGATGACCACCCTCAAAGCCCCGCAGGATACGGCCTAATTTGCCCCCTGAGGCCTCTGTGAAGGCCGATTGGCCTGCTCTGTGAGTATGTCCACAGATCACGCTTAACCCATGCCTACGCGCTGCTTCTAGGGCTGTAAGGCCAGGTGTAGGTTTGATTGCCTGCTCATCTCCATGAACTGCCACATAACCTTTAGCAATGGGAAATGGCTTCTTATGGTAAGAAATTCCCAGTTCATCGAGCTTCATAAACTTTTCAAAGCGCAGCTCTGGCAATGATAAGAATGCTGGGATCTTATTCATGATTACATTGTAAAGTCGATCAGTGTGGTTTGACCTGATCATGTGAGCTTCTTTGGCATGCTGGGTCAGTTCCCAAAGAACATCGACCGTCATGTCCCGATCAGCAGCTAGGGTTTGCTCGTACCAGCCTGGCTTGTTTTCTGTCCAGCGGCTGATTTGTGGGAGATCGATTTCATCTCCAAGTGTAACGACAGCATCGGGCCGAATCGCCTTAATAAAACTCGAAACATTTTTAACTGCTACTTCATCGTGGTATGGAACTTGTAAGTCTGGAACTACGATGGTTCTTTTCATTAATCCTCATCATCGTCAGGATAAAAGTCCGGCATTGTGCTGGGATTATCATTGATGCGTTTAGGTAGAATCCACTCAGGATATGAGAACGGATCCATGATCATCGATAGGCATATGTCAACTGGAAAGCCAGCCTTACGTAAAGCTTTGTAATACTCATTAAGACCAATACAGTAAGCCTCTAGTGGAGTGTAACCCTGATCCTCTAGGGCTTTCGCTTTGCGTGGGGCCATGGGATTATTCTACCTGTCTAAGAGGATATTATAAATCTCATCGACTCGTGTGTTGAGTCGCTTGATCTCGCTGAGTAAGTGTGTGATCACATAACCAGCCAATCCACCGATCGTTACAAGAGTGGCAATATAGAGCTGAAAGAACTCGGCTTGTGTCATTTTCTTCCAAGTTCATCTTTTGGATCCAAGTATCGCAATACTGGTGGAATGATCGATGCTACGCCAGCAGCGATAAGTGCCTTTGGTTCAGTGACTCCAGCTGCGTACATTGAGATAATCGCAACCAAGAATGCTCTGCCCCATGAGCCTGCTGCATTTTGTAGATCTTTCATGCTGATCCCCCGATCATAGGTATTTGAAGAAACTCACCATTAAGGTCAGCTTCTTTCGTAAAGCTAATATGGCAGTGTTTAACATGTTTGTTGATGCCTGTGTACTTGCGCCATTTCCACTTAAGGAGTGGGCTTGCGATCTTGCCGTCAAAGATGATGTAACTGATGCGCTTTGCTCGATCAAACTTCGCAAAGAGACGAATCTGATCCGCAAGATCTGGCATAAGGTCAGGTTTAGCTTGACCCGAAAGATCTCGATCGACATCGATGGCACGAACCCAGCCGCTAGCATCTGGATTATGATCTGACTTACGCGCAGAGTGTCGTGTGTCGCCGATCCAACCATCAGAAGTTCGATCTCGATCTCCGAAGGTGTCGTCGATCTGTTCACGAAGTTGGATTGCTGACTTACTTAGTCTTGGCTTCATTTGCCGCTAAGTATTCTTGATAATCAGAGTTCGCAGTCTCAAATGGAATAGAAGCACCATCTGATCGCAAAAGAATCTTTGATGATCCTATTTCTAGTATTTCATATGTATATTCCATTTTATAACTCCGCACTCGCTGTGTATTCGAATCCATAAATATTTGTCGCAACAAAAGCACCAGCTTTAGCTGTGTTAGAAAAACCTTCTTGAGTAATACCACCAACGCCGATACCTGTTACGACAGGCCCCGCTGAGTTATTTCTAGCCGACCCTGAACCTGAACCACCTGCACCTGCATAAATATTTACTGTTGGCGCAGCTCGCATAGTTGTTTTGAAAGGAACCCAACCAAATAGGTTTCCAGTACCAACGGCCGTTTGTTGGCCAGAACCTTCGGTACTTGTTACACCATCGGCAAAAGTTCCTTGCGGATAACTCTTTGAATAATAGCGCTGGCATAAGGCCAATTCGCCTTGAAGTGTTCCACTTGCAGTTTGAAAAGGTGAAGCGACTGATCCCGCTTCAAGTTGAACGCCCCAAAGATCAATCGTAAATCCTGATGCGGTAACGGCGCGCATTACGCGTGCTGCCAAATAACTATTTGCCCCAATGGTTTTTCCTGAAATGCTTGGAATTGCCGCAGTAACCGAATAACGAACCCATGAAGTTGTTAAGGTTAAACTTGAAGTTATAGTTTGAACGTCCGACGAACCGCCAGAGCCAAAGCTTTGAACAATTGATGGCTCAATGGCTACAGTCGCGTTTGCTTTTGCCCAAAATGAAAGTGTGACTGTTTGACCCGCGAAAGTTCTTACGTCCTCAATTCGTTGTTCTTGAATACAAAAAGTACCCCCAGCAGGAAAAACTGTTCTTAAAAAATACTGTGATTCATAACCAGATACGGGTGCTGAACCAGCAGTAAAGGCTTGCTGGGTTGTTAATACGCTTGCGCCTGTTTTATCTGTAAGTGTATCCCACCGATCAGCAGTATAAGCACTAGAACCAGCGTTAAAAGATGTACCACGCTGCCAAACGTTAAAAGCACCGTTAATTATTTTATTTTTGCCAGCCGCGTATTGGGCAGACTCCA